CCAGAGTGTTTGTGGACGGCATCCCACGCTACCGGGCGGCGGCTTCGCAGAATTCTTTCAAGGGGACATTCATGACAGCTACAGCTGAAAAACTTGCCGACGCCGAGCCTGTCGCTCTCGGCCGTCCTGTTCTTGTCACCACTGAGTACCGCGGCGTTTTCTTTGGCTATGCCGATGAAACCTCCGGCGATGTCATCACGCTGAAGAACGCACGCAACTGCATCTACTGGCCGTCCGGCAATGGTGGTTTTGGTGGCCTTGCTTCGGAAGGCCCCGCGAGCGGCGCGCGCATCGGATCGCGCGTTTCGCAGATCGAACTTCGCAAGATCACGGCTGTTGCAGAAGTGACGGCGGATGCTGTCGCGAAGTGGGAGGCCGCGAATGTCTATCGCGGTTGATAGCTACGGCTCCGGCTCCGGCTCCGGCTACGGCTACGGCTCCGGCTACGGCTCCGGCTACGGCTACGGCGACGGCTACGGCTACGGCGACGGCTACGGCTACGGCTCCGGCTACGGCTACGGCTACGGCTACGGCTACGGCGACGGCTACGGCTACGGCTCCGGCTACGGCTCCGGCTCCGGCTACGGCTCCGGCTACGGCTACGGCTCCGGCTACGGCTACGGCGACGGCTACGGCTACGGCTCCGGCTACGGCTCCGGCTCCGGCGACGGCTACGGCTACGGCTCTACCTAATCGCAAACCATTCCAATCTCGTGCCGTGCGTATCCAAGCGGGGGCGGTACGAGCATCGAAGCCGGGTGAGATCGGGGAAGAGGGACACAGTCCTCTGTCTCGCCCGGCACTTAGGGGGATTACAAAATGCGCGACACTGGAATTATCGATTTCGATTTTGAGGAGATCGGTCTATCGATCGCCGGCGCCGAAGTCGGAATGTTCTCCGGCACAGCGTCCATCAATCAGGACGGTGCCGTCGTCGGGCTCTATCTCGACGCTTACGTCACAGACCGGGCAGCGCCGCTCGGCATGCCAAAGAAGATCACGCGCTATCTCAAAGTTCCGCTTCGTCACCACATCCCATTTGTTTTCGAGAGCTACCTCGCCCGGGAGCTTGCCACGGCAATTGAAACCGGTTGCGAGCCTGAGATCACCGACAAGCTGAACGACTGGAGCGTTTCGATTGCCGAGCAATCGTTCGAGCCTGTGGCAAGCATTGCCGACGGTTTCGAAGCCATCCGCGAGGATATCCGTGCGATCTGCCAGGGAGCCGAGCAATGATCCCGTCGGACGATCTTGAGAAATATCTCGTGGACCTTAACGACCACGGTGGGCCGACCTTTCCAGTCCTCGTTCCTGAAAACGTTGAGGGGTTTGTGTCTCTCGGCATGTCACTGAGAGATTATTTCGCTGCGCAAGCGCTCTTGGGGATCATCGCACATCCGGATGGCGGCGGTAGCTTCGATAGCCTTGCTGGGTACGCCTACAAATATGCCGACGCGATGCTGAAAGCCCGTGAGGTTAAGCATGTCTGACTCTGACAGACTTTCAAAAGAGACGACCTGCAAAACATGCGCGTCTTGCAAATTCATAGGGCGCAGCTACTGGGGCCACGATAGCGACGACGGCGGGCGTGTCCATTCTTGCCATAAGGAAGCGGAGCGGCGCAGGGACACCATGAAGCCTACCGGCGATTTTGCCGAAGACTTCATGCGAAATTTTCGCACGTTTTTCGACGCGCGTGCCCAGCAGAAAGCCTGCCGGTACTACGAAGAACGACCTCTTGTTTCCGATGAGGAAGCGGCTCTGCTTTTGGCGATGTCAGAGACGGGAGGTAAGGGCGCATTCGCTTTTTTCAGCAGCGAAAACAGGTTGGCTAGCCAGATGGAGGGCAAGTTTACCGAGCCCGATGATTGGACCCGTCACCAACGCAAGTCTTCGGACGGAACCCGCGACTACATCCTTTCGCATGTCGGACGCGCGGAGGTTGCTCGGATCAAAGCCCGTGGAGAGGATCGCTCTCATGAAGGGAAGTGAAATCACAATCACGGCCGCTGATCTTGTGCGGGCGCAGCGCGCAGCAGCCTTCCTGTCTCGTTGCCTGAGTAGCGCAACGTCAGCCGTAATGGCGCCTATGAACATTAGAGAAGACATCATCGCGCTGCGGAAGTGCCTCTGTCAGTTGGAGCCATTTGTTGACGCCGCTTCCCTCTCTAAAGAACGTGAGGGAGCGTAGATGCTCGAACACTTCCTCGAATTCGTCCGTCAGAACCCTGGCTTCTCGATCTTCACCACGGTCGCTCACACCATGGCGTTCTGTTGGGCTGTCGCGATCTTCATCAACCGCGGTCGTCGCTGAGTTCAATGTGGAGTCTGTCATGCTTTCAAAGTTCGATCTCGGAATAACACTGCTCGTGCTCTGGGCCGTCGGTGTCATGGCGATGGCCCTCTACTACTCAGGATAAAATGATCGACCGCCGCTTTCTTGAGGCTCTTGGCCTCGCAATCGTCGCGAGTGGATTTGGACTGTTGGCGTTGGGTGTTCTGTACGTTTCCGGGTGAGGGGGAATTCAATGAAATTTCGCAAGAAGCCTGTCGTGATCGAGGCGTGGCCGTTCTACGGAAACCGTACAGATGTTGTTCATTGCCTAATGCCAGATTGGCTAATCGACGCCATCTTGGATGGCCGCGTCTGTTACTCGGGCGGCGACGATCCCTATTACATTGTCGACACTCTCGAAGGCGAGCATCGCGCGAGAGTCAACGATTGGATCATCCGTGGCATTAAGGGGGAACTCTACCCCTGCAAACCAGACATATTCGATGCCACCTACGATCCCGTCTCGGAGGACGCATGATGCTGCAATCATTCGCAAAGTCATCGTTTCGAGAACTGCTCGATCGCGCATCCAAGACGCAGCCGACAAGCAATATACGTCCGCTGCATTCTCTCGACAGCCTTGCACGCGCCGCACTCGATTCAACGCCAACCGTCGTCGATCTCGAATGCCAGTGTGACCGCCTGAAGAAGGCTTACCAAGATGCGAAGGCGGAAGCTGAAGCTTACCTCGAAACTCTCAAAACCGAGTTCGAAGCAGAGATTACCAAGGCTGAAGTTGCCCTGGCGAAGGCCAAGGATGAGCGGCTGCGGGCTCAGCATCGCACGCTTCGCCAAATGGTCGATCTTGGCGTGTTCGAGGGCGTGAGAAGCCTCGACGAACTCGTTCGCAACAAAGACCTGAAAGAGGCCGCCAATGGCACTGACTGACTACGCCAAGAACATGCAATCCAACTTCGAACTCCGGCGCGAGATCGAGCGAATGTTCACTGAGTTGAAACGTCGAAGCTCCGCTGAAGCAACCGTCGTCGTTCAGCGTCTCTCGAACATCAATCGGCAAACCAGGGTCGGAAGGAACGTAGGCTGATGGACAGCGAAACAATCGACATCCCGGCGCCTTCTATTCTCCCCACGACGCCCGTCATTCACGGTTCCATCGTCAAGGCGATCAGCCGGATCATGAGTGCCGTGCAATCGGTTCCAAAATCTCAGAAGAACCAGCACGGCGGATATATGTTCGCGTCGACTGACGATATCTACGCGGCGACCACCCACAAGATGGGTGAGTGCGGCTTGGTTATTATCACCCGCGAAGATAGTTGCGAAATTGTCAGGGTCGAAAAGGAGGGAAAGACGTCGCAGTGGGCGCGCATCACGTTTTCATTCGTGCTCGCCACTTCTGAAGGAACATGGGCCGATCCAGGCGCGCGCCGGACGCTCTACATTCAGGTTACCGGTGCCCAGACTTTCCAGGCGGCCCAATCCTACGCCGAAAAATCCTTCATGCGCTCCCTGTTCAAGCTCCCGACGGGCGATATGGACCTTGACGGGATGCCGCAAGGCGAAACCGAAGAAGATCAGATCGGCCTCAACCAGCCCGCTAAACGCAAATCGTCATCGGGCGCCAAGAAGGATGGGTCCGACAAGACGTTCAACGAAATCCGCCGCGCCATCGCGGATGCGCCGAGCGGCGATTACCTGCAGCAGGTCCGAACGATCTATGCCGATGAGTGGGCGGCGATGCCGAACCGCTGGGTCGAAATCCTGAACGATGAGTACGAAGACAAGATGTCTGGCTTTGGAATTCGGGAGGCCGCAGAATGACCTTCGAGGCTAGGGGCATATGCCTGCTCTTTCTCATCTTCGTTGTGGCTGCGGTTCTTATCTCACAAGCCGTAGCGCCTCAGAACGAATCCGAAATCAGACCAAGGATCGTGAAGACGATTGCGGTCAATGTGAATGAGGAAGCAGGGCTGTGATGTCGCTTCACGATCACCAGTACGGCAACTGGAAGCCCAAGCGCATCGAGCGCTTCAAGGCCAAGAAGTCGCCAGCAGACAAGCGCAAGAAGCTGCCGGGTAACTCCGAAGAACACCTGAAGATGCTGCGCACTTTGCCGTGCTGCATTCCAGGATGCCCTCACACTGCGAATACCGTGCACCATCTGAAGACGACCGGAGAACGCGGCGCGGCTCTGCGCTCACCCGACAAGTACGGCCTGCCCATTTGCTGGAACCCACACCATGAAGACGCTGAACGCGCTGGTTCAAAGAACGAACTGAAATGGTTTTCAGATCGAGGAATAGAAGCCCTCGAACTCGCAGCAGCACTCTGGGCTGTCTCACCTAATCCTCAAGCAATGTATCGCGTATTGATGGCACACAAGAACAGTCTGAGGGACGAGAAATGAGCACATCTAACATCATAACCGATCAGAGAAACGATTTGAGCGACGCTTTGGACAAAGCTCTCGACGGCGAGAGTATGAAGAAGCTGAAAAAGGAAGCGATGGACCTCGCACAATCCGTCGTCGATGAGATCGATTGGTCGCTCAAGCACAATCTCGCCGAAAGCCTCTCAAGCCATGTCGCATCAATGGCAAACCGGGTAATTGAGGCTCTGCTGGCAGGCAACGAAAGCGAGATGATCCGGTGGCTGCAATGCGACAAGCGCGGATATAACGGCCGCTCTGACGGGTATACAGGTCCAAATTCTCCTATCGAGAGACAGCACCCGATTATTCACGGGTTACTGCACGAAAACCAGAGCGTGGCGCTTCGCCGTAAGATGTTCGAAGCCCATCGCGACATGATCGTCAACGAGCGCATCGCAGATCTCGAAGACCAGGTGAAGTCACTCATTGCTCAGGTAAATGAAGCCAATCGCCAGAAAGATGCGATGTGGGAGCGTGTGCGTGATGCGGAAGGAAGATACGCATGACCACACCCGATAAAGAAGAAATGCCGACAGATAAGGCTGCGGGACCTTGGATCGTCCATTATGGCGAAGCCGTGAAGATCAAAGATGCGAACGGGTACACGGTCGCCTCTCTATCACAAATTCATCTTCACGGGCGACGCAGCAAGAATGAAGTCGAAAAGACGGCTCAATTCATCGTCGCCGCCTGCAACGCCTATGAGCCAATGAGAGAGGCGCTCCAAGGCTACATCGATAATTGCACCAACGAGCAATGTGAGCACTGCATCGCGGCCCGTGCCGCTCTTAAAGGCGTGAGCGACACCAACGCGAAAAGCCGGATCATCTGCGCTCTGCACGAATTCTCGCCTGACGGTCCCATCGCGGAAGGAACAGACCTTTCGAAGATGGCGGACAGCATTCTGCAAAGTCTGACGTCAGACGGAGCAATCACAATCGCGCCTGCAACGACGGAGGCGAAGTAGAATGGCAACCAATCCAAAAATGAAACCGTGCCCAAAGTGCGGGCTCACCGAGTTTCTTGAAATCTACGACTACGACGGCGCGAGGTACGTTGAGTGCAATAACGGGTTCAACAGCACGCCCACACCGCCCGCGAAGGAGCCTTGCCACTATCGCAGCTATCCGGCCGCAACGTCTGCACGATACGCGATCAAATTCCACAATGAAGCAGTGGATAGGAAACGCGCCAGCGCCGCTCAGCCTGCAAGCGAAGCGGGGAAGCTCAGCAGCGAGGTGGCGAAATGAGCGCGGCCGAAACGATTGATCCTTGGGATACAGACGGGCCGACGCCGTGGGATATTGATCCGAAGTTTCGCGATTGGATACGCGAGCTGGATGAGGACGTGATCCAGGGCGAATACGGCTATGAGCGCGGCGAGTTCACCGTATACGCCGAAGCTTGGCATCCGCACTACCTCGAAGGGCTGACGCCTCAGCAATCCTTCAAACGCGCGCTCGATGCGTTCGCCGAAGACCGCAAGGAACGCGGGCGCGAGCGGCTGGAAAATTGGGAGCGCATCAAGGCAGCCGACGCAGCCGCGTTGGCCGGAGCGAAGCTCAGCACTGATGAGCTGGCGTACAACCATCGCGACGAGGCGGACCAATGATAACTCCAGAGCGGTTACGCGAGGTGTTGCAGTATGATGCAGAAACGGGCGAGTTCACTTGGAAAGTTTCTTGTCGGAATAGCTGCAAGCCTGGAAGGGTCGCAGGCCGGATACACAAAGGTTACCGACAAATATGTGTCGGTCGCCGCCTCTATTTTGCGCACCGCCTGGCGTGGCTATATCAAACCGGAGAATGGCCGAAACACCAAATCGATGACATAAACGGTGTCTCCAGTGACAATCGCTTCTGCAATCTTCGCGAAGCAACTAACCGGCAGAACCAGAGGAACCGTCGACAGTTGCAGAGCAACACCTCGGGTTTCAAAGGGGTAACACGGACTAAGGGTGGACGCTGGCAGGCCCAGATAGGGGCGAACGGCCGATCGAATTATCTAGGCCTCTTCGCCACACCAGAAGAGGCCTACGCCAAATATTGCGATGCCGCCGAAAGATTGCACGGAGCGTTCGCAAACTTGGGTGTGATCTCTAGCGCCCCCTCTACAGAAAAGGGGCGGGGATGATGCGGCGCGCTGAAGGTTTTCGCAACGAAGATGGCACCTATGGCTTTTGGGGTGACTGGCAGCGCCTCTGCAAATGCGGCCACCCGCTCGCTGTGCATGTTGCTGGCGGCTTTGAGTGCCTGAACGAAAACAAAGCCGTTGGCCCAGAATGCACGGGCGAGGCGTGCGATTGCGCAAAGTTTCGGCCGGTCAAATCGAGCGCCCCGTCTACTAATGGAGCGGTGAAGTGAGCGAGACAGCCTTATTTGATCGACTTTTTATCGGCGACGGCGAATACGTGCGTGCGGACACTGCAATAAAGACGGTTGGCGCGCTTAACGCCGAGATCGCGTCCCTTCGCGCTCAACTCGATGAGGCGCGAGCGGCATTTACGCAAATTCGAGAGCACACAAAAAACGTGTTCGATGACGATCTGATTGTTGTGATCGACATGATTGCGGAAGATTTCCTTGACCCTTCCAAACGCGCACCGCTCCGCGCCCTTCTTTCGGAGAGCAAGACATGAGCAGCGCTGACGACTTCCCCCATTTCGACACAACTCCGAGCACTCCAAACGCACCGCCCGAGGTGGCGCGAGAAAAAGCCGCCGAACTCTTGGCACTTAAAGAGCCGAACCCACGCCATCGGGAGCAAGACGTGCGGCGCTGGCGATCGGAATACCTCGACACCTATTCGAGCTTGGGTGTTCGCGGATTCCAGTTGCCATATGACACGCGCAAGCCGGTTACTCGCGAATATTTGGGCTGATAAAAATGACCGATCTCCCCACACTCAAATCTTTGCGTCAGCGCGATGATATCGTTGCTCTGCGGCTTTACCGGATCGCACGCGAAAAACTTATCGCCTGCGATGTCGTCCAATTCCGGAATGGCTGGACTGCTATCGATACCGTCCTGCGCCGCGCATCCGTGGCTGGACGTGTCGAAGTGGACGGCGAAATCAAGAACCATTTTGCTGATCTTCTAAGCGACAACGGCGACTTGGTCGAAACCGTGGCGCTCGACAGCCGATCCTACGCCGCCCTCAAAAACCGCTGGGCGCGTTGCAAGATTGACCGGGAGCTTCACCCATGAACCTCGAATCCCTCCGCTCCCTACAGAAGCGCTTACGTGAGGCGAAAAATGACAGCAAGTGAAATGGTTCAAGCTGACGCCGGTGCACCTGCTCTGTCCGAGAAAGTCAACGGTGCAGGGGAGATGCGGCGCTGGCCTGATTACATCTATGATCCAGATGATTGGGAATATACGTGCAATTGGGATGACGTCACATATCTCACGGAGGACGCGGATATTTTTATCGGTGATATCCGTGAGTTTGCAACATTGACCGAAGGTCCGAGGATCTATGCGACGCTCGTCCCTCTCTCGTTCGATGAGAACGGGGACGCTGACGAAACAGAAATTCAATGGTTCTGGACACGCGAAGAAGCCCAGGCAGCCACCAATCGCCAACCCGCCTGTGCTGAGTTGAATTTCTCGAACGACGCAGAGCGCGATGGCGTCAGCTTGAACCAATCACTTCATCACACCCAGTCTAAGGAAGGGTAGAGAATGGCATTCAACGCTCGATTTTTAGTAGAGAACCCCGACGACATCATCTTCACGATGAAGATAACGATGACGGCCAGAGAGTGGTGCGATCTCCGCGACGCGATGCAGAAGGATAGTAGCTATAGCGATGGCGGTTATCTCGTGACGCGTCTCTCGCAGAGAATAACGGATCTGTTGGCGGACGCTCGCAAGACATTCTGGAAAAGCGACGACGAGCCAGAGCCGGTGAAGGACTAAGCCCAATGCAAGAAGCGACGATAGTAGAACGACTACGCGGCCTTGGCCGAACGGAGGACGATCAAACGTTGATAGTCTCAACCAAAGGCAATCATACGTCGATCCTATCGAAAATTGATCACGAAGCCGCCTCTCTCATCGAGCGCCAGCAGCAAGTCATAGACCTACTGATGAAAGCGGTAGAGCCGTTTGCTGAGCAGTGTGACGTCGTTATCGAGAGGGTGTGTCCGGAGATCATTTTAATCATCGAAGTACGGGTCATGGATCTCCGTCGTGCTCGTGAAGCAAAGGTAGAAGCAGAACGTATTTTGAATTCAACACCGAGCACGGCTCTTTGAGCCGCAAGTGCGATCACCATTTCAGCGGAGGGTTTGATGAGAGGAATTTCGATTTCCGAGAATGACGCAAAAGCCGTCGCTCAGATCCTTCGTGAGGATTGTGGGTGGTTCGCTGACGATCGCGACGAGTGGGAATTCGTCCACCATGTGACGAAGGGCTGTGACGAGTATCGCTTCATTGGCGCGCTCGGCTTCGGCGGAAAATTTCGCAACAACGGCAATCGCGACGATACACCGTATGTCGATTTCTACCCGGAAGACGCAACGCCAGAGCGAGAGCGCCGAGCACTTCGTGCGAACAAAAAACTTGCCGAACTATTCCGGCGACAGGGTGAACGCACACACGAGCATTCGGACAAGGACAGTGGTTGAAACCAATTCACTACACCACTCACATCCAGGACTTGAGAGGGAGAAGGAGTAAGGGGAGATGACGAAATCTCGCGCTGATCGCCTGAGCAGATTGCCGGCCAATCTGGCGCCGCGCGGGTTGTCGCGCGAGGAAGCCGCGACTTACATCGGCATAAGTCCCGGTAAGTTCGACAAAATGGTCGATGACGGATTAATGCCGAAGCCCAAACCTATAGGGGGCCGCCGCGTCTGGGATCTTCGCAAGCTTGACTCTTACTTCGATGCTCTGCCCGATACCGATGGGCAGGGCGACGATGAGAATCAGTGGAGGCACGTCGCCGTATGACGGGGGGTCATATGCTGACGATCAAGCTACGCTACATCCTGCAGGATACCGACCGACACGGGAATGTGCGCATTTATTTTCGCAAACGTGGCCAACCCATGGTTCGGCTGCGAGAGTCGCTCGGTAGCGCAGAGTTTATGGCGCACTATCAGCGGTGCATGCGAGGCGAGAGCGAAGAACAAACCCACGCAAGACTTCCCGCAAGCAAGCCGTCTCCCGGTTCATTCCGCGCCCTGTGTATCGAATACTTTTCGTCGGTTGATTTCACGCAATTGGACGTTACGACCCAGGGCCGCCGCCGTCGCATATTCGATGAGATGTTCGCGGAACCAATAGCCCCGAACTCGAACCGATTGTTTGGCGATATGCCGATATCGGACTTGACCTCCAAAGCCGTGCGTGTACTCCGCGATCGGAAGGCGACGACGCCGGAATCTGCCAACATGCGGCTGAAGGCGCTCCGCGGCATCTTCAAATGGGCGCTGAAGGTCGAGTGCAAAGACGTTAAATCGAACCCTGTCCGCGATATCGAAAAGCTGAAATCCTTCTCGGATGGGTTCTATGCGTGGACCGTCGACGATGTCGCACAATATGAAAAGCGGCACGCCATCGGCACGAAAGCTCGGTTAGCAGAATCTCTGATGCTCTTTACTGGCGTCCGGCGGTCGGATGTCGTGAGGCTCGGCAAGCAGCACGTCAAAGACGGGTGGCTTCATTTTACCGCGTTCAAAGGACGGCGCCGAAGTCCATCCCGCCTTTCTCTACCGATACTTCCGGAACTCCAGCGCATCATAGACCGCAGTCCCTGCGGAGATCTCACGTTCCTCGTGAACGATTATGGAAAGCCATTCACGGCCAAGGGTTTTGGCAACCGAATGAAAAAGTGGTGCTTGGAAGCTGACCTGCCGGAGTGCTCATCACATGGCCTGCGCAAGGTCGGCGCCACCATCGCCGCGGAGAATGGCGCGACCGACCATCAGCTGATGGCAATCTTCGGATGGAAGTCTATTGCCGAAGCGCAGCGATATACGAAGAAGGCTAGGCAGGAACGTCTGGCTGGGTCCGGCATGCACCTGCTGCGCAGAAGGAAAGAGAAACAAAAGTGACTCACCTTTTGGTGGGGTGTCATCAAGTGCGACTTAAAAGATGTATTTACCGAATTAAATCAACGCCATTGCTTAATGGTGGTGTTCCCCTACGGGGCGCCAATTTTCAATAAAAACATAGCTTTATCGCTCGGTGCGACCGGTTTCTTGCCCAGTGTTTTGTGCTGTTTCTCATGGGCGAGTGTCGCACTAAACCACCACAATGAACGTCGCTATGGCGAGGCAGACGCAGAACACCCTCGTCCCAGGGCAGAGCGCAGCCATCACCTGCTGCCATAGAGCTTGACCAGGGAAGCTGCGAGGGTCGTCCATCCGATCTTGTCCGCGATCGCGGCCAGCACCATCACCACCCCAGCCGAGGCCATCATGAGATCGCGCGGGTTCCACCGCCGGCCGTCGTCTTTGGGGGCCGTAGTCTTGGCTCCAAGCTGCCGGACCCGGCACTCGAGGCGGATAAGCCGACGCTCGATAGCCAGCATCCATTGCCAGTTCGGCGGCAACTCTGGAGAGTTGTGCATCTGTCATTTGCTTTCGTTCCGGTTGTTGGAACGCGGGCACTAGTAGTTCAGGAGAGCGTTACGGGGTTCGTCTTGATAGGGTGCAAGAGCGTTGCCCCAGATCGAGGGGAGGTTGTCGGAGTACAGTGTAAGGTTGGGCGTATCCGACTTCCGAGATGCTCGCGACCGCAACGCGCGGTTAAACATTAGCGCCTGATCGTCAAAGTTCCCAACGCCCATCCGCGCGAAGGCATCACGCATCATTTCTGGATCGCGCTTGGCATAGAGGTTCATGAAATCCTGCGTCATGCTCGTGTCTCCGGGATGAAGGATAGCCCCGGCGCTCTTCAGATCGTTTTCCGCCACGTCGAGCAAACTGGAAGCGATACCTTTTCCCTTATGTCCTTCATTCACTTCGATGCGGGTAATAGTTCCCGCAAGAGGCTGCGCGCGCTCCAGCTTCTCGAAGCTGCTCGCGGTCGCCATATCGAACGGCGTCGGTGACAGCCTCCTTGGCGCATCAATCATTAAACTGGCTATGGGGTCGCTGCCGTTGAAAAGATCATACTTCATGCCTCCCCTGTTGGATGTGGCGGAACGCCGGAGATCAAAATCGCCCAGCGTCTCCGTTGGCTTGTCTTTTGCAATTTGATTGTACGACCTTGCAACGGCCTCATCCGGATAGCGCCAGTCTCTATACCTGGCCTGAAGATTATCTCGTGCTCCTGCGATCGCGCTTCCAAAAAGGGAGGGCTTTCCGGTGTCGGAGTAGAGGGTTTCACCCGTCAAAGGTGATGAGACTGTCCCTCGTTTCAAAGCAACGACGGTATCGGCTGGCGCAACAGAGCCAGGCGCCCCGAGATGGTCGGTGACGTTCTTGATGACGAGGCCGTCGTGACCTGCATCCCGCGCCCAATAGGTCAGAGCGTTTGAATCGATCCAGTTCCCGTTGAAAGGGATGTCATTCCAGGCACGGCCCTGTGCATCGACGACCATGGGATTGACGAAGTTGGCTTGCGCAGGAGAAACCGACCCAACACCCGGCCCATCGGGAACCATTCCGGCGTAGGTCCCTGCGACCTCTGGAGATGACGACATGAAGAGCGGACGATCGGTCGGAAACAGACCGTCGGCGTTCGGTGCGCCGCGGTACATGGCATAAGGCGCTTCGCGAGCGGCTTCCGGCGCTGCCTTCGCGGCCGCCCCTTTCATCAGTCGTCCCGGGTTCATTGCGTTCCCGCCGTACATCGACAGAAGCCCCGTCAGAACGTCCTCCCGATTTTGCGCGTTGTCAGGATTGGGGATACCTAACCGTCCGTCTGGAAATCTGCTGTTCTCAGCCAAGCGCATGAGGGCGTTGATCGGCTCTTGGATCATTCCAGGCACAGCAAGCCCGAGAGATTCCGTTCCGTCCGGGTTTGCATAGGTCCCGAACGGCAAAAACGACATGCGATAGGTTGGCTCTGCCATCACTCAACCTCACGAGTTCGGGCAAATGGCGTCGAAGACTTTGTTGTGAGCGACGACCGCGCGCTTCGTCGGCTCAGTGTCCGCCTTGCTCCAGCCTATGGGCTTGAAGGACCGGCAGCCGGAATCGACCGGCACGCTCGAGCAGCCGCTAATCCCTACGGTAGCGATCAGTAAGCCTGTCAGCAGGAAGGGTTTCGACCGAGCGGCGAGCGGCTTGGGCTTTTTCGACATTGATCGTCGTCCTCTGTTCTATTTTCTGAAGGACGCGAGACTCTCCTTGTTGACGGTAGTGGTGGGCAAAGCCTGCCCAGGCCGTGATGAGTGCAGCGAGGATGCCGCCGGCCACGGCCACGCGACCCCAGAGCGTGCCGAAGAACGCAATCAGACCGATCATGTTGCCTCCTGCTTGCTCGGGAGATGATGGCAGAGCAGATAGTAGAGGCCTCCACCGGCTAGGACGGCTGCGAGCACATAAGGCCAGCCAGCAAATGAGAACGCCCAGGCTCCGAGTTCATGGCCTCTCTGGCCGACACCTCGAACGCGCTGGCCCGTGTTGAGGACTTGCTCTGCTGTTCCGAGTGGATCAGAGGGCATGAGTTGCGCAACGCCGGTTGCTGTCGTCGCAACCACGGCGGCAATTGTTTTTCGGGATGGAGGCTCGGCGGATTTCTCGACTGTCTGCGGCATGGCGGGTTCGTCGGGAGCCTCGACAGGCTTCAGGAACAGCGCCTGCTCGCGCGCGCGGCGAGAGACGAGACCTGGCAACGTCCGCCCCTGAGCCTTCACATAGAGCGGGAACTTTTTCGCGGTGCCCATACGGTCGCCCTTGTTCAAGGGCGCGATCAGCTTCTTCAGATTTCCGGGACCGCAGTTATTACAGAACAGCGTCAGAGCGCCTTTCTCGTTCTCGTTGATCGGCACCGTGACGTAGCGCGTAACATAGCCCTCGGCTTCTTCCAGGTCCTCCATCATGCGCTTCGACGCTTCGGCTTCGGTCAGCACCATTCCCATCTTGACGCCCATCGTGGTGCCGTAACCGATGGTGGGAATGTCGTATTTTCCATTACCGAGATTTGTCTGGTATGCGGTGCAGTCTCCGTTCGACAGCCTCTTGTGATAACCCTCGAAAGATTTGTTGAGACGAACCGTCTCGTCGTTGACGCTCATTCCATCTTCTCCCCCGTGAGGCGCTCCGTCATATCGGTGACAGCGCCTTCAACGCGTTCAACCTGACTGGTGATGGCTTCGAGCTTTTCCGTGTGGGCGATTGACTCTTCGCTGAGAGCATCGAGGCGCGCGTGAATGCTGGAAAGGTCGACGTCGGCCGCCGGTGCTGACGGCGCCGGGTCGTCCCCGCGCTCGATCCGGAGCGCCGCCGATATCGCCCGCGCTTCCTGTTCACTGATTGGTCGCGCGTGTTCCGGAGCGCGAGCAACAGCCGCGTGCATCACGCGTTCCGATCCGTCGTCAACCGTCACGGCGTACCAGCCCATCTCTTCAGGCTCTCGCATCAAAGTCTCTCCACATGCGCTCTTCATCGATTTGCTGGGCGCGGTCCTCATCCACCCAGACAGGCCCACCGTTTGGGCTTCTCCGCCAGGCGGCGCGGTAGGTCCGGTCTTTCGGAAGGTCGTCGATGTCGACAATCTCGATCGCCGTCCCCAAATGTCCGCAGTCGCGTTCCGCGATGATCTCGATCGCCTGCCGCCGGTTGCACCCGCCGGTCATCATCATCCGGGCGTATCGATAAGCGGCTCCTGGCTTCACGCCGCGCGCCAGCATCCGGTTGAACTGGACGATCCAGAACCACCATCCCCGCCCGTGCCAGGGATGGAACGGATCGGAGGCGCCGCGCATCAGATAGCTGATCCCGCATTCGGCAGGGCAGGTGATGGCAACCCGACCGTTAGGCCGGGTGTCGAGAATCCGTTCCCGGGTCACTGATCGCCGAGCCCGGTCCAATGCCAGGCGTTTGGGTCAGACGGATTGGACGAATCGTTTTTTGTCATGGTCTGGAATTCAACTGTCCCGGACGCCTGACCACCGCTGATGATCTCAACCATCCGGTCTCCGTTCGCGGAGCTGGTCGTTTCCACCGTCGCGAGACAAGCCCAGTTCGCAGAGGAAAAGTCGGTGGCAATCGTCACGGTTATATCACCTTGTCCGGTATCGGTGATCGAGGTGTTGTTGTAGGAGGCTGAGAGGGCTGGAACGCCAGCCGAGACCGTGGCTTTACCCCAAACTTTCGGCGCGCTCGGATGAAACTGTTGAGTGGCCGGTGTTACCGCGGTATCGGTCGCCGTTGAGGTTTCCTGAGCGGATTGCGATGCGGTCTTGACCGTTCCGGCAAACGAGTTCGTCGCCGTTTCGACAACCCAGGCGGAATCCTGGAATTGATAGTTCAGGTTTTCGTCCTGGACGTAGGCGCGCCATCCACTATCCGTGTAGGGCGTGAAGTTGACCCAACCTGCCCCGGTGTACTGCACCACGTCGTGCTGGGAGAATGTCGACCATGCACCGGACGGAGATGCGGTGAGGAGATAGAGCGCCCCATGCTGCGGAGAGACCGGCGGCGCCGAAAGCCTATCCGTGATCGGAATGATACCCTGAGAAACTTTGACGAACGGCGAGGTGTGGGAAACGACGTTCCAGTTTCCACCATCCGACCTGAGTTCGATGTCCTCGCCATTCAAAGCCAGCGCATATCCGGTCGAGAACGATTTCGAGCCTTCGGAGATGAGCTGCGAGGATACAGTTGCAAGGATTGCTTGATTTGCCGATCCGGCGTGCTGGACCCGAATGCACCAGCCGTTCCCCATTGCGACCGCAGACGGCAAGGTGAGCGTCACGTCGCCTGATGAGCAATTGATTTTGAACAGGCTGTTCTGATCGTCTTTGACGACCGTGTAGTTCAGGGATTTCGTAACGACTGGAAACGCTGCGGTGACCGCAACATCGCTGGACGATGCAGAAACGACGGCGCCGGGAATATTATCGTGCGTCGCAATGGTGTTGCCGGTGCTGTCCTTGATGACGATCTTATACGGTGCCGTCCCGACATAGATCAGGGTCCGGGTGATGCCGTTGGTTGTCGGATAGCCTTGGGAATCCGTGACAACCGAAGTCCCGAGACTTGCGGTCAGATCGGCATCGGCATAGACCGTTTTAGGGTTCGTGGTCTGAGCGTCATAGAAATAGATCGTCGCTCCCGAGATCGGAGCACCGGTTGAATCATCTGTGATGCGTTCCCCAGGGGGGAACACATAGGTTGAGTCAGTCATGCGGGGGATTCCTAGATGCGAGAGCCGGTCTTCAATCCGGGCGGCATTGCCGCCTTGATCGTGATTGTGGGTACGGTTGCGTTTTGCTTTTGGTACGGGACTTGGGTCAAAGCCGTGATCGAGTCTGGATCGTGGCTACTATTCGGGCTGCTGTTTCTTGCGCCGTTCGTGGCTGGGTATTTCATCGGTGATGAGCGCGATCGCGCCGACTATCACAAGCTCTTCAGTTGGCTCGCGCGGAAGTTTGGTGTTCGATAACCGGCTGGCGTGTGTTTTGGCCTATCGCGTTCAGGATGCGAACGATCGCATCACGCTGAGCGCCGGTTGTCTGCCGATGGTTTGCAAGCTGCATCAGAGCATTGACGTAGGTCTCGCGATCTATGCCGCGTGCGGTCAGCAACCGGGCCTGATCTGCCATGATGCGGCCGGCACGTTCTCCAAGCGCATTGTTCATGAGAGCGTTGACGCCGCGCCGCGCGATTGCGAACACGAGTTCTCCGGTTGAACGAGGCGCTTCGGTGTTGACGGGCGCTCCGGCTCCGACCGGCAAACGGCTCTGCCCTGCTTGTCGCCTGGCCGTCGCCGAGTTGCGCATGATCTCGTTGAAGCTTTCCGCCATCGTGTTTTCGGCGTCGACGAGCCGTGCAAGATGGTTCGCACGCGGTCCTCCGGCGATCTGCGCCACATTCTGCCGCGCAAATTCGCTGTTGAGCGTTCGGCGCGCCGTCGCATCTCCATTGGTACCGAAGTTCGTCGCCGCCCTCCCCATGATCTGACGCAGATCGTTCCGGGCGCCATGCCGGTACATTGTTTGTCCTGCCTGAGACATATTGGAAAGCTCATCCGCAACGATGTTGGGATCGCGCTTGGATGAGAAAACGGTAGAGCCCAGTTCCGCGGCTTCCCGGCCTTCCAACCCATCTCCAGCAATCGAGCGGGCGATCGCCCAAGCGCTTTGCGTCGGATCGTTCGGACTGAGATGCGTGTCGATAGTTGTGCGCAACTGACGAGCGAGGTTGCCATAGATCCGAGCCTCGTTACTGCCACGCTCCGCGCCGCGCGCGAGATCGTCGACGGCTCTCTTGAGGTAATCGTACTCAAGTCCGGTCGGAACCGCCTCGCGCGCCGTGCGCTGCACGCCAGTCATGGCCTGCATCGGATCATTGACGGGGCGCAAGCGGAACTGTTGCCGATAGCCGTCGGCGCGGGCGAGCGTCTGAGCACGGTTGAACGCCGAAGCTGGTATGCTATCCAGCACATTCCGGATTTCTGGCGTTACCGGGATCGACGTGGCATGGAACTGATCATAATAGGGTGCAGCCTGCTGCCGGGTTCCGCGCGTTACCGTATCGACAAACTGTCCGAGGTTTCGTTCAGGTCCGAGCGCTCGATCAACCCCGGCTCTAATTCGGTCCGGCGCATCGGCACGCCGGGCATTGAGCTCGCCCCGAACTATGGGAAGCTGCGGACCGTGCGTGTTGGCAAGCGTTTCGGCTGAACCGCGAAGATCCTCGCCCATATCCAGCAACATGCCTTGCGGACCGAGTTCTTGCGATTGCCTCGCATATTGACCTGGCGTGAGCCCAGATGACGTCATGTCGTCGGCTACACGGTTCACAGCGCCGCGCTCGAATGGTTGCAGAGCTGCAGGCAATGGAGCACGCCAATTGGAGAAAGAATTGACAGCATTCCCAACGCCGCGCGCTACCGCCGGCGCAGCGGCCCCGATCGCGCCGCCCCAGCCAGCCCCTTCCAGCGCATTCCAAATGCGATTTGTGTCCTCGCCTTCACCGGCGCCGTACATCGCGCCGTAACCAACGCCCGTCAGTGCAGCATTTCCGGCCTCCGGGAGCAACGATGCTCCGCGGAACACGCGCGCTGCTCCGAACGGCGCGCTAGCGGCGACGCCCCCGACGACTGCCAACCCTTTGGTGACGTCACCAAGCACACTTGAATCTTTGTCGATGTACCGCTGACGAGCGTTCTGATAGGCCTTCGCTTCGTCGTATGGCTGCCCGACCCTGCCGCCGCTGATCTTGTTCAGGCCTGCGTCAATGCCCGCTGATGCTTCATCCAGCCATGACCCAAATGGGAGGTATTGTGCCGGGCTCGCATGCGGCGCGAACCCTCCAGCAGCTTCCTTTGCCACGCGCGCGTCTGCGGCCTTATCGATATCAGACAGTTGCGGTCCGGCGTCGACAACTGGCGTCTTCGGATCTGCCGGTTGCTTCGCAAATGTTTGGCTCGCAAATGTCTCAATTTGCTGCGGCGTTGCATCGTCCGGCCCCTCAAAAACATGGCGGGCGCCGTCGGGTCCTTCAACAACGTATTTGGCCATTATTCCACCCTACCGAGGTATTTGAACCCCGACGCACCCGAGGATGCTTCCGGTTGCAATGCTGCGGGATTGCCGCCCCTTGCCCGATCGCGAGCTATGTCACGAAGCTTGACGACCTCGCTGCGGAATTCCGCCAGGGCTTTCTTATAAGACTCGGTTCCGAGTTGCTGAGAGCGTAGGCGATTGTACGCCGCCTGGGCGGCTTCGCCTTCTTTCTCCGTGATGGCACCCGCTCCGCGCAAGTCATTATATGCCTGCAAAAAGGTGTTGCCGTTGATATAATCAATCTGGGATTGCGCGTTCTTTGCTTCTTCCGAGGTGTTCGTCCATTCAGGAAGACGCCCGTACACCGTGCCAGTCACGCGCTCCAAGCCGGAATTGGGCGACAGCAACGTATCGATAGCACCGATCATTCGCTGGGCCGAATTTTCGGCTAGAGGGAGATTGATCGCCGCCTTGCCCTGCGCCTCACCTTGCACAGCGGCAGACTTTCCAGCCGCAATATTCGCCCCGACATTCCGAATAGGCTGGCCGGTAGCCTTGTCGATCAACTCATCACCGACGGTCTCAACGCCCTTCGATGGCGTTAGACCTCCAAGCTCTGTGCGCTTGACCTGTCCGCGGCCGCCGAACTGCACCGCCTCATAGCGGCCCGTCTCGGGATTGAGGAAGATCGCTCCTGTCTTGCCGTAGGCTTCGCCGCCGTTCTGCGCTTCGACGTTGAGCTTGTTGATCTTGGCCCGCGTTTCCTGAAGCGCTAGATCCTTCGCTTGGCTGTCTCGCGGATCGAGGTACATCCCAGCTTGTGCGGCCATAAGCTTTGGACCATTGGCGGGGTCCAGTTCTTCCTCGGTCAATGTCTGACCCGGAAACATCTTTTGATGAGTTGAAATCAAGTTCTGATAGGCTTGCGCCCGGCGGGGATCGCCTACTGGGAACGCCTGATCAATCGCCGTGGCCCGTTTCCCGAACAATTCGACGTTCTGACGGTCCGCTGCTTGTTTGGCCTGGCCTTGCTCAAATGCAAATTGCTGATCGGCTCTGTCAGAAGCCCGTTGTTGAAGGCCGAACTGCCGGTTCTGATTGTTCTGCTGTTGAATGGAATCGAGTGCAGCGTTGACCGGCTCGAGGTTAATCCCTGGACCGGTGCGGTAAGCTGGGAGTGGAATGTAAGCCATCAATCAACCCTCGCAAACGCACCAAAAAGGCTGCGAGCGGCACGGTTATATGCGCCGCGAGCTTCTTCCTTAGTTTTAAAGTTTCCGAGAAAATGATTACGTCCATTCTTCATAATGGATGCGGAAAACATGGCGCCACGACTGTTTTTTCTAACGCCTCGATATCCGGTCTTCGACTTGCGAATTACACTGTTGGCGACATTTTCTCCGTAATTCGCCTCTCGCAAGTTCGCCATCCGATTGTCAGATGGATCGCGATTACAGTGGTCGATCAGAAGTTTTGGAAATTCGCCATGAACATACAGCCACGCCAACCGATGCGCGTAATGGCAGACGCCATCTATCTTAATCTTGCGATAGCGTTTGGCGTCGAGAGAACCGGCAACGGCTCCTTTCTTTCTCGTTCTGTCAGTCGGAGCAATCCAACGAAACTCCCCGATCTCTGGATCATATGAGAGAAGTTGCTTGAGACGTTCTTGATCCAGCATCACTTTACTCCGTTGAATGCGCCGTAAGCTTTGGCGCCGGTTCCGAGCACAGCGAGCACGTTGTTCAGGCCAGCGTTACGCGTGCCAGCCATCGCGTTTCCGAAATTTATCGCATTGCCTGCTTTGGTCGCGCCGTAATCAAACGCGTTTTGGCCCTGTGCCGTTCGAACACCGGCCTGCTGTCCCGTGGCGGAGAGGCCCGTCTGGCCCATCCCCTGATATCGGTCGAGCACGTTGTTGTAGTTTTGAAGCAGAACACGTTGACCGGCGAGCGCCGCGGTGCCGGAAGCACCCATGCCCCGAGCATTGAGGTTTTTCAGGACAGCGTTGGTGTCTTCACCAAGCTTTCCGGACCAGAGCGGATCGGACGTAATGATGCCTTGAGCCGATGACCTCGCGTCGGTGCCATTGAGCCCGAGAAGATCGCCGTACATCTTCTGACCGGCGGTTCCTGACGACACATACGGATCGAAAGAGCTTGCCGCCTGATCGTAGTACCCCTGCGAGGTGTTGTAGCCCTGATCGAGAGCCGCATTAGCGTTCTTGTTGGCCTTGTTGATATCGGAGCGCGCGGAGGCGCCCGTGAAGTCCGAAAAGAACCCCATGGGATTTCCTTATTCAGTCAGAGGGAGACGGCTAGCGGAGAGAAATCGCAGCACACGAAAAAGCGTTCGTTCCGGAGAGCGTGACCGACAGGCTCTTGCTCCCGCTTGACGTCACGATGAGTTGGCCGGCTGAATGCTGCTGAGCACCCCCGCCGAACTGCTTGTTGAGATCGACCGTCGTCAGGCCCGTCCAAGCTGCCGTCGCGCCCGGCGAACCCGACATGTACGCAGACGCCAGAATGAAGCCGCCGTTGGTTCCGTTCAGGCTCATGCTGAGCGGTGACGATCCGAAGTTCGAGGCCGTTGCGACCGGAGTGGGGCTCTGCAGGTTGACGACGCTGTAGAGCGCAACAGACGAAACGCCGCCACTCCCCGCATTGACCGTCACATCCCCGCTTGTCCCGGTCGGAACGGCAGCGATGAAGAACGCCGTGCGCACGCTGCCGAAGCTGCTGACGACAGCGACCAGCTGTGTTGCCGTAACACCGCCAATGGTGACGGATGTTATCGCCGAGCTCGAACTGACGATTCCGATTGCCGCGATCAGATAGCGTTTCGGGTTCGCGGGCCCGAAGTTCATGTTGGGATGCGTGGCACCCGCGCCGACCGTATTCTGCTGGTTGTCGACGTAGGTCAGAATGAGCGGCGGGCTGCCGCTATAGTTGATCGAGCGCCGTCTGACACTCACGTGCGGGTAATCCAGAACGTCAAACGAAGACCGGCACAACTGCTATTGGATGAGATCGTAACGACCGATGTTCCTGCCGCTGCAATGACGTTGGCCGAAGTGTGCGTCTTCGTCTGCAGCGTCGTCGAGACTGAATTTGCTCCGCCTCCCAGAGGCGTGGTGCCGATCTTCGTTGTCGCCGTACAGGTTCCAGACCGGCATTTGCTGTCAACCTGAGTGATCTTGTATCCGAACGGGCAATCGATCTCGAAAAGATAGTCCTGGTTATCCGGGCTCTCGATCGTGAAGTCGATGGCTTCCTGCTGAGCGTTGATTTCTCCAATGCCCGAGAACGCCCCAGAAATCCCTTTCTGCAGACTCCCAAGCCACTGATAGAACCGGTCACTGACGTTTCCGTTCGGATCGAGCAAGGCCCGTGGTGGCGGCGGAGCGAGCGGTGTTCCGGTCATGCCGCATCCATTTCAAGATCAGCAGAAGCGGCATAGAGCGCCCGGTCGACCTTTGCCGACCACGAGAACCGGTACACCCGGCCATTTTCCGGGGCCTGTCCGAGCCGATGCGTACGGATGCGAGTCAGGTTCCTACCCTGCTGTCCGAGCTTGATCATCCGTTGCGTGCTGAACGTCTGCCCACCGTCGTGCGACCATTCCAGCATGATCTCCGGATCAACGTCCTGCGGATCGCCTTGGCCCGTTCCAACACCCCTCTGCACATCGAGATAGAGCGCGTTATGCGTCACTCTCTGTGGGAAGGCGTGAACCGTCGGCGGAATGACGGATGATACCAGCGGATCGCCTGCATCGTCCTTGAACTGCGGTCCCATTTCAAAGAGCGCGCCGGTGTCGGCGTCTCCTGCGATGAGTTTTGTGCCGAACGGAACAACGAAGGCAATACGCCAATTCCCCCGGCTGTAGGTCTGTCGCTCATGCCACCGCTGCATTCTCGTGTCGTAGACGTGCGTCCACTGAGGGCAGGTCAGAGCATAGAACGTATGACCTCGCGACGACCAGGACGCGGCCCGGATCGTTGACGGGTCTTCGACTTCCTGAATGTCGCTTTCGACCTTCGGTGTGGAGATCACTTGCGCGCTGTCGCCTGAGCCCAGCAATCGGACCGTGCGATCATGGGCAACCCAGGCAAATGTTTCGGCAACCGTCGCAACCGAATTCGATGCAAGCAACCCGATGGGAATGACGAAGGAACGGGCATAAGGAAAGTCCGCGCCACCGCTGTCCTGCCAAACCTCGATTGTCTTCTCGCCAAAAAGATAGAACTGCGCCTGCAGCGCCGCGATGCGGATCAGAGCATCGGGATCGCCATCGGCCGTGGCAAAGTCCAGTCCATCCCAAGCGCTGGCGTCATCAATCGCGCCAATCTGCCATTTGTTCTGCGCCGTGGTGATCCCGAAATACCCATCAGAGAATGCGAGCGTGATCGGCGCGAACAGATCGGGGTCGGTCACCTGCGCCAGCACGTCGCCCCGGCAGTAGAACATCAGGCCATCGCACACGATCGCGATGTCGGGCACCGCTCTGCGGTTTCGTTCCATGAATACTGGAGCGGTCTTGGAAATGTTCATCGAACCGATGAGGGTCTGAACGCCGGTCGTTGTCACCTTGTAGAGCGACACGCCTGCGACGACGTACAGGGCGCCTTCCACCACGATACCGGCCCGGCATCCCTGCCCCGCCGCCACGCCTTGAAGCAGCGCGAAACCTTGCAACCCATCAGAGGAATAGATTGCGTTCTTGACCTTCCCCTCCTCGCCAATGGGTGAGAGATAGCAGTTGATGAGTTGCGCCGAGCCACCCTGGTTGAACCGGGCCTGGCTTGATCCGGACGGAAGCGCGAGAGGAACGATGCCCATTAGAAATCATCCGCATAGGTTGGCATCTCGGCCGAGCGCACGTTGACCGTTCGGCGAAGCCTCCGCCGCAAGATGCGCAGCCCTTCATCCAGGCTGCGGGCATAGTCAGCAGGCGGCATCGCGGCCGCTTTCCCGAACGCCTTCTCGACCGTCAGGGCGACCATCTGGGTGAGCGGCTCGAAGATTTCCGCCGGCACCTGCCCGATGTTCCAGTACGTCTCGTCGTTCAACGTCATCTCGTTGAACAGGTCGCGATAGCGGCCGATGACGTACGTACTGTCGCTAGCCGAGGGCGACTCTTCCGCTGCGATGATGTTGAAATGCAGCAGGACATTCGTCGCCAGCTCGAGCTCAGTTCGCGTCGTCGCCATTGTCGCTCACGGGTTGAGCGGGCTTGGCACCGCGCTTCTTCGGCTCTTTATTCGCTTCCGTTCCGTCTTTCTCAAACAGGACGCTGTTGGAAAGCTTCCGGATTGCGTGATCGTCCGTCACGTCATGCTCGGTTCCGGGATACCACTGGAACCCCATGAACTCAGACGGCTCGCTACCGATAAATTTGAATTTCATCTGATCTCCTCAAAGAGAAAGAGCGGCAGTTGCCCGCCGCCCTTGCGTTTATCAGGATGCAACCAGCGGCGTGGTGTCGAACTCTTCGTCGACGATGCCTTTGAGCACGACCTTCAGCGTACCGGTGGCCGGCGTGGTCGAGGCCGTATTGACGAAGGCCTTGATCAGCGTCCGGGCTGTGTACTTGTAGAGCAGCCCCGTGGTCGCAAGGACCGACTGCGTGCCCGCGGCTTGACCGGAGAACGCGGCAATAAGCCGGTTCTCGTCGCCGTCGCTGCCGACGTCCCACAGAAGGCCGGTAGAGCCATCCATGTCCGTCGTGTTGAAAACGATGCTGGTCGGGATGAACCCTTTTGGCACCCAGAACAGGCCGACCTCGTCGTTGGCATTATCGATCATAGCCGTGGTTACAGCGATGATCGCGGTTATGACGACTTCCTGCGAGGAAGCGCCCGGACCTTTGGTCTTGCCGCCAGGAAGCGACTGAGATGTTGCGTAAATAGCCATTGTTCGGGTTCTCCTTAGGCCACGGCCGCGTGGTAGACGGTGACGATGCCAACGTCCTTGCCGTTGTTGATGCCCTGCGGGTTGTTGTTCCAGCGCAGCTTGTCGATGCCGTCCGCAAACTCGATGCCGACGCCTTTCAGGAAGCCGTAGTCATCGTCTGCACGGGTCGTCGGGATCGCGGCCTGCTTGTTGACGAAGCCGATCGCCTGAGAGCCGCACAGGAACGAAACACCGCACTGAATGGTGCCGTTCGAGAACGTCGTCTCAGGGTTCGGAGCGTCCGCCGTGTCCTTGCCCTGATAGAACTCAGGGATTTCACGATAGATGACGCCGTCGTAGATCAGGTCGCCGTCCTGGAAGAGCGGGTTAGAGTCTACGTCACGAGGGCGCGCGTCTCGATTGGCCTGCTGCATGACCGGGTCCGCTTTGAGATCGCGGAAGCCGAGCGGATGGCAGAACATCACGTAGAACTCGCGGCCCTGCGTTCCGGTCTTGTAGGGCCGGATCATCGGACGCGCCTGACGGGCCATGAAGCGCGCCAGCGAGCCAACCTTGGTCGACAGCTTGTCGTCCGTGTTGTCGATCGCGGTCAGGCCGGTCGCATGCGTGCCTGAGTAGTTCGCCTGCGTGCTGCCATAGAGGATGCGATCCTTGTTCTTGGCAGAGAACGCGTTTCGCGTGGTCGCATCGGCTGCTGAGAACGGCGTGCCATCCGACATTTTATGGAAGCACTCGATCAGCCGGTATTTGACGTTCTCGGTCGACCATTCTTTGAGGCGCGGGCGCGCCTGGGCCATGAAATCGACGGCGGACTTTTCTCGGTCCTTCTTCGTCGCGAGCACGGCCTGTCGCCGAAACTCCCAGGTGATGTCCTGGTAATACTGATCAAGCTGCTGTTCGTTACCGGTCAATGAGGTGTTGCCGGTGACGCCAGAGCCGCCGAGCTTGCCCATCAGAGGGATGCGGATCGTATATCCGTCCGTCTGCAGGTCGTTCACCACGTGAATGATGTCGGTGTCGGCATCGCCCATGTAGGTGTCAAAGCCGGTGTCACGGATGTACTCCGTGATGAACTTCGAGCGCCATTTGGTAAGCTCGAGCCCGGAAAGGGTCGGAGTGGTTGCCATGTTGGATGATCTTTCGTGATCAGGGGTTGGGGATCACGAAGCGCGTCTGATGCGGCTTACTTTCGCTTCCGGTTTGAACCGAAAACGTTGCCCATGATGGCTTCGTCGCTAACGGGCACAACAGCGTTCGATCCCGTTCCGGTCGCGTCTGCGAGGGAGCCAGGAAACTGCTGTACTGGGGGCGGCGTCTGTCCCGGCATCACTGCCCGGTTTCCGGTCTTCAATTCTTCCAGCACCTTGGCGCGGATCTTGTCCTCAAGCGTCTTCTCGTAGGCGTCAGGGTCTTCGCCTACCCGGGCCAAGACCTGCTGATGACGGTGCCATTTCACCAGCTCGCCGTAGCAATCTCTGCTGCCGACGAAGGATCTGAGAACACCGGCCTGTTGCGCTGCCTGAAACGCGGCGTCGACGATCTGATCGCCGTGCTTGTTCCGGGCAAACATCTCGGAGGTGTTCAAGCGCTGGTTGAGGAGAGCCTGTTGGAATTGTTCCTGCTGGAACGCCATGGCGCCGGCCGGATCGAGGTTCGGATCGGGCGGCGGTTGATGCGGTTGGGCTTGCGCCTGAATTCTGCGCTGGATTTCTTCAACCTGGGCCTGAGTGCGGCGCCAGTTGTCCTCGGCATCCTTGCGCAGACGAGCCTCTTCATCGCGTGCTTTTTCCGCCGATTGGCGTTTTTCACGTTCTGAGGTCAGCTCTTTGAGAGGGACAAATCTCCCTGTTGATGGATCGCGGTATCCTTGCGGCTTTGCGCCATCGTCTTGACCTTCCGCCTTGGCATCGGGCTCACTCGGTTGATCCGGCTCAGCCTTCGCTTCGGGCGCCTTGTCCTCGACGGGTGGTTCAATGGGAGCGGCGGTATCTGCCCCCCTCTCGCGGCCACTCGAAAACACGTCATTCAAAAGGGTATCGTCTGCCGACTGTTCAGTCGTCATTGTCTCTCTCCGCAGTATCGTTGCTGGTCACGAAAGCAGCCGATGTCGCCCGGCTGGTGCGAGGTTCATCCGATTACGCGCGGATGGTCGCGAAACGCCGCTTGAGGCGGCGAGTCTTACGCACGAATGTAATCCTTGAAGAGACGGTCGCCGTCCTTGACCTCGTTCTGGCCGCGGCCCTTGAGAAAATCGAACAGCCGCTGAGCTTCCGTAGTGAGATCGGAACCATAACTGCCGGTTTCGCGCGCCATCTTGAGGCATTCGAGTTTCAGAAGTTCATCGTCCATCATTGCATCCCTGCAAGCTGTTGGTTGACGGGTAATCCGCCCGGCATTCCTGACGGAGGCGGTAAGGCTGCGTTCTGTTGCGGCAACGGTTGCCCTGGTTGCCGCTGATCGTCTGGATCAGGCGGCGCCTGGGGCGGTGACGCGTTCTCTGCGTATTGCTCGATTGTCGGTTGCCGATATTGCAGCGGGAACATGTTCAACGCCTGCATCGCAGCCATCATGTCCGGCGCCGCTGGCGGTGCTTGCGGGATGGTGTTGCCCATCTCGTCCATCATCGGCTTCTGCTGCTGTGGCGTGAACGCCTTGGCGAGCGCCGCAACAGCCTGGGCTCTCTGATACTCGGCTTGCGCCACGTTCTTGTCGACCGTCGATGCCTGAACCAGTTGTTCAAGCCGCGCCATGCGCTGCTGCATCTGCTGCACAACCGGGTCCGGCTGTGTCGCCTCGTCGATCATCTTGAACAAACGTTCCTTGTTCGGTGCGTTCGAGAGTTCGATCAGCACTTTCGGCGGAACCGCATTCGGACCAAGCTGCGAAAGCGTCTGCAACAGCTCCTCGTTCATCGTGATAACGTCCGGGCCTTCCTCCATGATGATGTCGACATCGATCATGGCGACGACGTTCTGGCTCACAGCCTGCCCGGTCTGCGGGTCGATGTTATACTGGTTGAGCCCGATGAACTGCGGCGCGTCGTTCTCGTCCGTGATCCTGATCCACTTCTCTGCGGTCCAGGACTGTTTGATGCGCGACCAGAGCTTGCGATAGACGCGGAGCTTCCAATCCCTATTGCGCTCGAACACGGGAGATAACTCAGTCATGCCCGAGTCACGTTGAGCGAGGATCGCCCGTCCCGACTGATCCGCGACGCCGCCACCCTTGCCGATCAGGCCAGGGTTGGGCCCGAGGTTTTCAAGTGATGCCTGCGCCTGCTCGAGCAATTGCAACTGCCCGGCAACGTCCATCGAGTGGTCGACAATGCCGACCTCATTGCCCCAATCTCCGTCGTGCTCGATCATGCCGTCGGGCTTCGCGAGTTCCGATCGCGTCTTGTCGACGTCTTCGAGCGTGCCACGGCGGAAGTGAAGTTGCTTGGTCGTGAACAGGTGCAAAGCCTTGGACCGGCGATGGTTCGCCTCGTCCTGCATCGGCTTCATGCTACGGATCGGGCCGTAACGGTTGCCCTTCTCGTCGACATACGGAGACCAGGCGGCGTAAGGGCAATCCGGCTTTCCTTCATCATCGAGATACGGCGAAACTCCGCCGTCGAGCATCACTTCGCCGACGAAGTAACAGTACGTCCAACCGCGCGGTGTCTTCTCCCAGAACTCGACGACGCGAACGCGGCGGCTTTCGAACTCAGCCCAAGCGATTTCCTGGTTCTGATCGACACGGGAGAGGATGCCGCCGGCTGCGACACTGTCGATGATCTGCTGGAGCTGTTGCGCCTTGTCCGGCCATTTCTCCTTGGCATCGTCGATGTCCATCCAAAGATGCAGGCCCATGTAGCGCGCATCTTCGAAGTCTGGACGTTTCGAGCGAGGGTCGTAGAAGAAGCGATCGCTCTGAACGGATTTGATCTCGGGATCAGGTCCGGTCATGCCCTGCTTGATGCCGACGAAGCAGACACCGATCCCCCGCACGAGACCGTCATGCGTTCCGGCCGACCCTACGAACTCCCAACGGTTGATGTCGCAGGCATACCGCATGCCTGCCGTCGCAACGTCCGCGGATTGCTCATCATTCGGCGTTCGCGGATAGCCTTTTGGGTCACGGCGCATGCGCTGCTCTACGCCAACGAGGAAATCAATCTTGCGCGCAATGCGATTGTCGAAGATCGGCGCCTGACCGCGCTTTCTGAGCTTCCGGGCTTCTTCCTCTGTCCAGTGCCCCGTGCTGTTGTAGTAGCCCTCGTGGACAAGCTGCTCGTTGATTTCAAACTGCTTGTTCGTCTCGTAGGCTGTGAACCATTTGCGGTATCGGCCAAGGTCGGGCGTGAACGCTTGCGCCTCTGCCGGAACAAGGGCGGTGCTTGGAGTCATCGAGACTTCCATCCGTCGCTATTCCTATCCTCGTTCAATCTCTTGTAGCCGCTGGCTTGGGCCGTCGTGGGTGCTGGCGCCTTCCGAGACCATGGACGTGACATGCAGGCGTACCGCCCCTCGTCGCCCGCGTGGTCCTCGCCGTCCGTATCGATGTCTTCCGGCCTTGTTTGGTCGTGTTGCAGAGCCGGCACCGTCCGTATGAAGTCAAGACAGTTCGAGAAGACCGCCATCATTGGCCGTCCCTCCCCGTCGCCGATCATCCGTTGTCGAACCTGATCCCAACCGCCCATTGCTCCGCGAGCCGGAACTCGCGCATTGTCGGCGCGCCGGAAGACCAACGACCTGGTCTTCGTTCTCGCTGCATCACGCATACGATCTGCTATCGACGGTCCGCCGTCGGCTGTGAACGCTGCCGGATCAAGGACGCGGTAATCGATCTTCTCCGTTGTCGGCTCGCGGTCGAGCAAGCCAAGAGCGACCTGCTCCGCCGTAAGCTTTAAGCCTGTGTTCGGCTTCCCTGGCTGCATCCCGTACCATTCGCGGTAACGCACAAGGCATCCGCGCGGCAGAACGATCTTGCGCCCCAATGCAGTCTCGGCCTCGAAGTCGTCGCTTACGACGGTCCACCATCCGAAGCTGAACGGCTTTGCTGATCCCCAGTCACCAGACATCAGCTTCGTCCAAAGCTCAGGCACGGCAAACGGCCGGATCACGTGCCGTTCAGTTGCCCAGCAATCGAAGAACGCGCCTTCAATGACGTCCCAGTCGCCAAATCGCATCGCCTGGACGAGTGATTTTGACCCCAGTCCCGACAGCTTCTGCTCGTATCCGGGATCGTCCGTCGTCATTGACGGGTTGTCTTCGAGAACGGCGCGTATGAACTGGCGCTTCATGCCGCCGTCTTCCGGCTCCATGTCCCTTACGGCATAGCTTTCGGCACCATCAACGAAGGTCGACTTCACCCAGAGATGACCGACGTTCCCAGGATTGGCGCCCGCGAGAATACGGGGAAATCTGCGCTTCCAAGCCTCTTGGAGCTTAAGGCCCACCATGCGAACGCGAGAGCGGAGAAAGCGATACATGCTTTCGGTGAAGTGCGTGAGTTCGTCGATCAGCAGGACGTGTATTTCGGCGCCCTGATATTTGTAGATGTCCTTCTCATCCTTGCAGTGGCAGAGATAGATCTTCGATCCGTTCCAAAATCTAATCTCATCATCAACAATGCGGACGAACCCGCACAGAACCCACGGGGCCAGCATAGCGCGAAAGCCTTTCGGGCCTTCCATATGGTTCTTGATCAAGTCTTCACGAACGCGGCGGAACAGATAGACCTGCAATCCTGGTATCGCAGAGCACCAGAGCGTTGCCGCGACACGCATAAGGTGCGATTTACCTCCGCCTGCAGCACCCCCGTACAGAACCTCTGTCGCATCCGTTTCAAGCGCTAAGGCTTGCTTCGGATGGAGTTCAAGGTTGATTTCGGGAGAGACTGACATTCAACACGGGGACTAGCGGGGCGCCGTCTTTGCCAGTCAGTTCGTTCTTGTCGACGACCAACCCATGAAGCTTGGCTTTGCCCATAGTTGCCGACACGGCGGCGCTGGCTTGGCCTTCCTGCTTTGCCAAGTTGCGGGCCTCTTCGAGCTCTATCGTGAGACTTTCAATCGTCACGTTGTGCTTTTCGCGGGCTTCTGCCTGAAGTTCATGAAGCCTTGTCTGAACCTTGTCTTCAGCCAGCATCTTTGATGCCCTCGGATGAACGGTCGTGTCCTTCCAATTCACCGCTGCGGGCTTCGCCCTGCGGAAGGCCTCGGACGCATTCCCGGTCGCGTGATATTCTTGGACAAACCGCTCTCTAGCGGGGTCGAGCATCATCTGTAATCCCTGCAGCAACAATCATGGTCCACAAAGCGCGAGGCCTGGACGTTG